GTTATGCCGTTTGCTTATGTACTTAAGTCCTAGATCTATCTGCTTAAAGGGATCTAATTCTTTCATCTTAAGTAGTTGAGGTATCCCATATGCAGAGCTCTTAGGGTTATCTGCTCGAGGATCCCACCTACTCTCTTTATTCCATAAGATCTCTAGGCATCTATATTGCTTAGCATTTAATAGCTTTATATGTGCGTAAAGTTTGTAGTTTTCTTTATCTCTATGTGTGTTAATTGCTTGAGATGCAGGCATATTGCTAAATAGCAATAGCCCGGCCAATAGCACCAAACTACGCCTGCGAGCTATCCGCGGTAGCGGCTCGCCTGCGAGTATGGAGCGTACTCCTATAGTCAAATAGGCTGCAACATTGAGCGTATCTTTCAGCGTGTCCCACACCTTTTTAACATATGTGGATAAACCTTGTGGATAACTATTAGGCATCTTTACCCCATCCCTTACCCTTAAAGCTGATACCGGGTGCGTGATATACCTGCCTCATATGGCTACCGCAGCACATAGGCGCAGCGTTTGAGGTTATAGGTTGCTCAAGCTCATACCGGATATTGCACATAATGCACTCATACTCATACATCGGCATCGCGTAAATCCTCCATTAGCACTATCCCCATAACGCCGCATTTAACGCATTGGAGCGACTTAACGTAAGGCGGTAGGTTATCGGTTACGACTCGCTCTATATGATCGGTGATTTTGGCACATAGCCGGCATTTAGTTTTATACGTCGCCATAGTTAGACCTCTTTAGGTATTGCATCTCAAAGAGATTAGATCGAGGCACCCAATAGTTATTCTGATACGGGTGTTTATATTTAGGCACCTTGGCCATATGTACCGGCATCCACCCGAGTAATATGTAAACAGGGGAATACCCGGTGACTAACACGGCTACATCGTTAGGCCTGCCTTCGCCTCTATTTTGTAGGATTAAATGCCCGTTAGCGTGTTTAGTCCATTTAACCTCGATATTTTCGCCTACATCTGCCGTATCGTGAGCGTTATCTATTGAGGGTATAAAGCCGTAATCACCGAAGTAATTAGCTACGGCTATCTCAGCTGCGGCCGCCTCAGCCTCTTGCCATACAAGCTCGTGCCAATTTTTATAAACTTGGCCGAAGTTACTAGCATCTTGTACCTCGGCGTTACGTGTAATTGTGCGCTCTAGCCCTACTCGATGAGCGATAATCTCCTGCGACCTATCGAGTACGACCTTGCTCACGCTCGGCATTGTGCACATAGCCATAAAACTACCTCGCCGCTTACATCGCGTACATCAAAGCCGCCTAGTGCGGTATGCCACTTAAAGCACTCGTCGCATTGTTTAGCAGCTATTACGGTGATCTCGCCGTTATCGTGGATAGTCGTAGCTACCCCGTCTTTAATAAAGGTTAGCTCGCCCATCTCTATACCTGAGGCTTCCATTTACCATCGGATCCGAGTACGTGCCAATACGGGTTACATTGATTAGCTCTAACTCGCTCGGTGCACTTGTACGCCGCCCAAGGTTTACCCGTTGCTTTAGCCGTACCCTCAGCCCAAACCATCGTACCGTGAGCGCATCGAGGGGCCTCAGCTACTAACTCACCGCCGAGACTTTTACCGATCTCTAAAATGCTACTTGCCATTGTTGCCATATCCTCGATCGAGGCTTTTGTACTCCACGGATCCGAGTCTGCCGGTAAGGTCTCCACCTTTTCCATATCCTGCGCGGTAGGCCGTGAGTTATGCTCTAGGCTCGGAGTCAATAGCCCAATACACCGGCCGTAAGCGCTTGTAATTGTGTCCTCTATAAACCATTTTTTCATATTGTTTGGATAGGTCGACACGTTGCCAAAAGCGTAATCGACGGCGCTTGGTAGATGATCCTCATATTCCCGGTACGCCTCAGCTTTAACTAGTATCGTGCCTTTAATAATATCGAGGTCCTCTATGTAGGCCACTAATCGCCCCGATGGAAACTCTAATCTAAAGCGCTTAATACGAGCGTTTACGTCCTCGTAGTTATCTAAAAACCCCATTAGATTAGCTCCTTATCTTTCAGAGCTTGAGCGATAGCGCGGCCACGTACAAAGCCCTCGCCGTGTCCATGCTTAAAGCCGATCGAGTATCCAATTACCATAAACATAAAGCCCATACCGCAGGCTGCCAAACCGATCAATATATCTAAACTATTCATTACTTAGCCCTTTGTTAAGGCCGATCAAGCTACTAACCGAGTAGCCCTCTCAGCGTTTGTAGTATCAGTATGAGGGCTTTTTGTCAGATATCAAAGCGTATTTGTGTTTGGCGTGTCGGCCTTAGGGTGCTCTTTAGGTTTAGACTTTAGACCATTACCGGCTAACACGCCGCCAAGGGCTCCGGTTAAGAATATGGCCAAGGTTTGTAAGAGTTGTATAAAGTCACGATCGTTAGGCGCTTGAGCTCCTACTGGCTGAGTAACAAAGACAAGCGCGTATACCGCACCTGCGGTGATTACAAAAAAGGTTAAAGCTAATACCGCGCCAATTAAGAATATGAGGCGAGCGTGTATATCCTCAGGCGTGAGCCGTTTATTTTCTTTATTCATCTTTCGTAATAAGGTCCTTAGTGCAGGTCCCGGTAGCTTCGCATTGAGGCGGAGTGCACTCAGGTTTTGTCCAGTTTTCGTATTCTTGGCACTCATATCTAACCCATCCATCGTAACCGCACCCCGATAGGAGGATAGTCCCCACTATCGCCCCTATCAGGGCCCGGATCATTTAGAGCCTAGGCCGTATTGCTTCTCGCTTGGTTGTACCGCTTTAAGTAGCGGACCTACGAGGCCGGCGATAAAGGCATTAGCTAATACTTTTGGATCAGTAATACCGGACATATACAAAGCTGCTACAGATGCGAGCGCTGCTCGTGCATATGATTTAGCTGCTGCTTCTAATTGTTTTTTATTCATTTTTTAATCCTAACTTTTCTATTAGTTGTTTAGCCTTAGTAGCCGATACCTCTACCTCAAAGTGCATATCGTCCGGCCTGCTCTTAAAGTCGCCGCCCCACTTGAGGCCATACTTTTTAGCAAGGGCCCTAATCATTGGTATTTTTTCAGCCGGGAAAGTGTCGTACTTTCCTAGCGGATGCTTAGTAGCGTTGAGATCGATGGCGGTCCCAGATGAGTGACACGAGAGTTTTGTAGGGTTGCCTCGCACCATGCGGTAGGCGTAAGCCCAATCGTCAAACGTACCCTCATCGATCGGCTCGATCAGCTCGTGAAACTCCGCAGCAAAGGCGGCCAAGAGAGGCCCAACACTCTCGGCGCACCTTAGCTTACGATCCGTACCCTTTACGGGGTAGGACTTTATTTTTATCTCGGCCGGATCTTTAGAGGCCGGGTAGCCATTATAGCTAGTCTCCATTACTCAAGAGATGCAATCTCGTCGGCAGTAAGTCCGAGTTTGGCGTATACGGCTTGGCGCTTGGCCTCTTTATCGGCTATTTCTTGATCGTTAATTGCTTTTGCTGCGGCATCTCTAGCTACATCTTTATTGTAGGCATCGATTTCCTCGGCGGTCATATCACGATCTACGCCATTATCGCTTATTCTTAGTGTCATTATTTACTCAATCCATAAATAGTGTATCGGCCGGTAATAGCACCGTTACCCACGTATAAGCGGATACCGGTAAATTGTGTTGTATCAGTTTGGAAACCGTACATTTGTGTAATTTTTGGAGACGTGTAACCGCCACTCGGTACTACGGAGTCACTCTGAAAGTTTGTAACCTCAGCTTTGTTAGGACTAAATAAATTTAATCTCATAGATCCGTAAAAACTACCGTTAATTGCATGAGCTACGTAAGGCTGAGTAACGTAGCTTGTACCAATACTCGTGCCTAAAGCCTCGGTAACTTGATCGTTATAGTTAGTAGTCGTATTTGTACCGCCTGCTCGTAAATTCATAAGTAAAAGACTTGTAGAGGATGAGGTCCAATACATCTCGATTAAGTAATCGGAGTATGTGCTAGAAAATACGCTATCGGCAATAATTTCGGTAACGCTTGTGAAACTAGTTTCGGACTTAACTACTGTTAAAGCCCCGGTACTTGGTGTTGCCCACTTTAATCCCGTCGCTTCGGCTGAGTCTGCCGTTAAAACCGTGTTGTTAGCACCGACCGCTAAACGAGCAAAAGTATCGGCACCTGTCCCGGGTACAAGATCACCCTTAGCATCGATAGCCGTGGCCATTGAGTTAGTAACGGTTACGGTACCGCTAGTACCGCCGCCGCTAATACCTACACCTGCGGTGACTCCCTCGATGTCACCGGTTGCCCCTGAGGCTACCCACGCGGATCCGGTGTAATACCATAAAGAGTTATTATCTTTTGTATAGGCAAATTGTCCCTCTTGAGGGGATGTAATAGCAGCGTTACGAGCTGCCTCACTTGCGAATACGTTAATACCCTGCATGAGGTAGCCATTTACATCTCCGGCCGTTAGTACCTCACCGGTTGTAAAGGTCTTAAAACCTAGACCAGCTGCCATCATTTCCTCCTAGTATGCTAATACGGAGGTATCGAGCACTCCATATAGTGATGAGTCTAATATAAAACCGTCGATAATCGGCTCTAACGTCGTAAAGCTAGTTTTCCAAGAATTAGGCGTTACTCGATGCGTTACGCCAAACACTTGTAAAGTCTGTTGCAGCGTAGAATTACCAGGCTGATTAGTGGTGATCTCTACCGGATAAAAAAAATCTAAACTAAGCGCGGCTAAAATGCCATCGTTATAATCGTCCATATATAAATCTAGCTCGATCATGTCGCAGCGAGTTTGCGTGTCTTTACGGCTAGCCACGTAAGCCCGTGCGTAATCGAGCGCAGCTTGGTCGGTGTCCATTACTAAATTAGTTTGGTTATATGAGTGGACAAAATACTCATCGATCGAGGCTTGATCGTCTGCAAGCTGAGCCGTGCCGCCTATCTTTGTAATCGAGGCTGAGTTATAAACCTGAGTATCATCTAAGCGCCAAACGGCATTAAAGTAATTTATATCGGTGCCGTCGTCATTAAATTTAGTTACGGGGAAAGCCTGAGACTCAATACAAAAGGCGCGATCGTGCAGCTCTACGGATCCTCGAGCATTGATATACAAAGCGCCGTACTCGGAGATGGTCGCCGTTTGTAGCGCGGCTAGAGCGGTGCGAGGGTTGCCCGGGTCTGCCTGAAACACCGTATCGCCGTACTGAATTTCGCGCATCGATGGAGGCCAAGCGATCTCGTCGAGGATAGCGTTTACACGCTCGCCCGGTAGGTCGCCTGCCGCAGCTAGTGTCACAGTACTAATCTGAGAATTTTGGAAAAGTCTAAAAGCATCTACGGCGGTGATAGTTGTATAAACTACATCGGTAGCCATTTTAGGCGTAGTAGTTGTATAGCTAGTAATAAAGCCGCTAAACATTGGATACTCGACACCTGCGTATGTGCCGGTGATCTGTACTTTACGTAGGGGAGTCAGTAAGCCGTAGTAGGGGCCTGCCGCATTTTGAGGATTAAAGTCGCCATTTTGATCGACGATACGCAGAGTTAGAGTACCTGTTTGGAATACGTCTGCCTGCGCGTTACGGCCTCTCATAGTAGTAACGCCGTCTACTTGATTAGATACGTCTACGATCAAAGCCTCAGAGTCTGCAAGGATGTTAGTCCCTAAAATTCCTGTACCGAGGATCATCGATTGAGCAAAAGCCGGGCCCGTGGAAAAGTTAATAACCGCGTTAATCGTAGGGACGGTCATAGCGTACCTGCCACCGTTAAGGGATCTCCGCCGCGGTTTAGTTTTTGTATTGTATCTTGTAGCAAGGTAGCAAATTCGTCCGGCTGAGCTATAACGCCTGTATTAAAATTAAGGTTATAAGTAGCGGCCGCCTGAGCTGCATAACGCGCTCCACTTGCCGCAGCTGCTACCGATAACCCGGCCTCCCGGCCCTGAGTAAACGATCCTTGAGCTATTGCATTGGTTAGTGAGATTTTTGCTAGAGATGCTGCGTACTCTGCCTCTGCTCTAGCTTGATAATTAGCACCGCGGACGGCGCTAGAAATATCTGCTCCATCGACTAAAGCCTTAAAAAATTGATCGGTAACACTTGCACTAGCAAAAACGACATCCTCTACTAATTTTGCAATATTTGGATTATTTACGGTGAAATCTGTAGTGTTTTTAGGAATTGTATAAACCGGTGCACCGCCGTCGCCCGTACCAATATCTGCACCCGTGCCGACTTTTTTAAGTGCCGCAGCATAATCTTGTAATGCCTTGAGTCGAGCATCGTCGGCCGCCTTTTGCGCCGCTGCAACGCGCTCGATCATGCTTAACTCCTCAGACTCGCGGAGTTTGTTAAGTGTTAGAGCTGCATTAGATGTTTTACTTAAAGATGCGAGCTTAGCGATCTCGGTTAGTTGGATCTGTATACGCTCGCTATAACTTTCCTTGGCGGCTAACTCACCGGCTGCGGTAATAGCTGCGTTATACTTACCGAAGGCGGCTTGTCGAGCTACCTCTTTCTCGTTTTCCGCCATCTTGCTATCGTTAATAGCCTTTAACTCTGTAAGTAATTGAGTGTTAAGAGCCGAAAGAGTTGCCTCGCTAATCTGAGTAATACCGGCTAACTTGGCCATGTCTGCATTTTTTTGGAAAGCCGCTAGCTCGCCGATTTTCTTAAGTGCAAGCTCGCCGTTATCCTCCTCGATAGCTTGTAAAGCCTCAAGGCGTAGGATCGTATCCTTGTCATATGTAGCCCGTAGAGCTGCGGCGATCGAGATGCGGTTAGTATCAAATACGGCCGCGGCCTTTGATAACGAAAGTTTATTTTTCTCAGCAAGGGCCGATTTCTTTTGGAGCGCTAGTAATTCTTTAGCTCGCTTAGCTGCATCCGCTTCGGCCTTGGCCCGGGCCTTGGCATCTGCCTTTTGTGTATCTTGGTTGCCGGCAGAGAGTGATCGATTACCAAACCCGCCGGGGATCTTGCCCGCGTTGAGGCCGTAATACTGTTGCAGGATCTCGCCGGCCTTAAGTCCTACCGTGGCATCGATGAGCCCGGCGATAGCGGTACTTAAGGTATCGATTTTGGAGATGGTGTCGTCGATAGTCTTACCACCGGATAGCGCGGTCAGAGCATTAATTAAAGATTTACCGATTTTTTCGCTTGCATTTTCGGATGCAATAGCGAGTTTATTCATAGAGCCTACGTAACTATCGGCGGCTACCTTGGCTTGTCCTGCGAATAGGACTTGTAGGCGCTTTTGTACTTCCTCAAAATTTGTGGATGCTAGCTCGGCTTGAGTAAGACCAAGATTAAGAGAGCGTAAGCCCTTAAAATTACCTACATATGCTTGGCTTAATATTTCGCTAGTTTTAGCTAAGTCGGTACCCGTACCCGCGGCTACATCCATAGCAAGATTTAGGATTTCTTGGCTCTTAGATACCGAGCCCGTTACCTGT